GCATCTCCCGGAGTGGAGACTCTCGAGAGAGCCTTCACTCCCTCCGTGTGCTCTCGCGAGTCACACCTGCCAACGGGCAGCCTAGATGGTCACTCTTAGAGTGATCTTCCAAATCCGAGCTTTATGCGTAGGGCTCGGGGCCTACCGGCCTGTTGCAGATGCCTGGGATCGAATATCGGATTCTCCGATCGTTTTCCAAGCGTCTTAACAAGGGCGCCGTATCCATCAAGTTTACTTGATGGTATACGAGAAGACACTCGATATCCCTTAACCATGGGGACTTGAATGTCAGGATCCATACGATGGACATCATAAATGCCATCGCGATGGACGCGTCCAAGTATCGGACTAGTGGAGCGTACTACTGGATAATGTCCTTTAAGGACCTTCTCCAGGATACTGTCAAGCCAGAAAGCAGTTTCTTCATAACCTTTATTATAAAGGTTATTACGGAACGCTACTGTCGAGACAATTTGCTCCTCTTGCCCAGCAATAGGCTTCTGTGTAGAAGGAAGTTCGTGACGGAGCTTGGCGATTGTTACGTCAAGACCGGCGAAGTATTCCTTTCCGCAAGACTCTCTGTACATTCCTGTCCAGAAAGACTTGGTACTGTTCACTCTAAGCCCATAGGCTTCGAGGGTCCGTACCACAGATTGGGCTGCACGTATGGGGACGACTATGTCATCTCCATACACACGCACCAACCCTGAAAAGCTCTTAATGAGCTGCTCAGGGCGGACGGTGGGATAGACCGCTTGAATCCCTATGAATACCAGTATCGTAAAGATAATGGACTCAATTGGGAAACAAAGGGCTGAACCCATAGACGCGTATTTGGCCAGCTGAATAATCTGTCCATCTACGTTCGCATGTGTAGACCGCATGGCCATGAGTGCCTCTCGCAAGAGAGGATACCCACGAACCATGTCCTGCACAAGTGAACAGTCAACAAGATCACTTGCATCACTAAGATCTAGTGTTGCAAGACCTACGTGCGCTACTCCCTTTCGCAAGGTGTAGTGCATAGGGTAGGAGCCGTGCAAAGCCATCTCCTGGTTAGGAATTTGGCTTTTCCACGACATGATCCCACCGATAGGTTTACTATCGATGGACCGAAAGAAAGCGTCATGGAGCGACTGTTGTGCATATTGCATAACAGTGGGCTCAACGGCGATAATTCTCGGCGTTGACAGCGTTTTAGGAACAGTGATCACCTTTACGGGAATCTCTCTTCCAGGCACTGCGTTTCCTGCCTCTACTTCTTCTTGATAGATGGAGTAACTGGAATAGCCATATCTTCCTTGTGGGAAGATGGTTTCCAGGCGGGCAGGCCAGGTTTGCAACTTTGGAATAAACTTTTGGTTTCCCTTTAGTTTATCTGCAGTCGCACCTGGTCCGTGGATAGGCCGGAGCTCTTCTCGGTCAATCATCTGATTGACCTCATAGAAGACATCTCCGAACAAATGCCACCCCATCTTCACAACTGCGTCTCGCATTTCGCGAGTAACAGAGTCTCGATGGGAAAGGACGAACGCATCGTTCTCGACATAGCGAGTTAAAGCAGCCTTAACCCTTTTAGGGTGGCACTCTAACTCAACCTTCTTGAGTAGCCCAGTAATCTGGAACAAACTCTTGATGGCCTGATAGCTTTCCAAGCTATCAACATTGTCGAGTATCCGACCGTCACCTTCATCGAACACGAGCCGAAGGAACCCACCCAAAAACTTGGGGAGTTCAGACGACTTGCTCCGGTTGAAAGACCGAAACAAGTCACTAGCTATGTAACCTCGATCAAGGGCCTGTTGAAGGTCCTTGAAAAAGGTTGCTAGTGTGATAGTCATAAAACTATCACCTTCGTGTTCAACTCGACTCAGGATTGTGTTAATATCCTGAGTGGTGTCGATACCACATAGATTGCCAGATTCTCTGACAACCTTAGTCAGGAGAACTGCTAATAGGCTTCTCATTGATGCTCCTTTCAAGAGCTTATCAATCCGTAGCAAACAGCAGTTCTACGACCCTTTAATGCTTATTCGTACGCCTCTGACGAGGTGACGTAAAAGCAACGAATCCCAGTAGGGACACGGTGATCAAGAGGCTGAATATCAGAATCCCCAAGATAATGCCATCAAAGCTGACAGAGTCAACTGGATGGTAAATCGAAAGGGCTCTGAACATCAGTTCTCGAGTCCGAGCAGTTTCTTCTTGTTCGCATCGGTGCCGGCCGCTAGATTAGCGACGATACCGTTTACGAACGAAAGAAGCTCAGCTGCACTAAACCCCTGAAGGGGCTTATTGACAGTGATGGTGACGGAAGCGTTGACCGGCTTATAATCAGCCGGCCGAAGCGGATCCGAAACCAGTTTGCTCAGTGATACCCGGACGCTTGACGAAATCCGTTTGCCACGATTGTGACGAATGGAATAGACAAGTGTACCATCAGCACTGGTGAATTCACCAGTGCCAGGCCCTGTGCTGGTTCGCGGAAGCGAAACAGCACCTGAGCCGGGATCAACA